AAAAAGACTGGCCGCTGAGGCAAAAATGGAAGCGGTTACTGAATGGATTGATTCGTTTCTGGAATCAGCAGATAGAAAATTAGTTGTCTTTGCTCATCATGTGAAGATTGTTGATGAACTGTCTCAAAGGTATGGCGGTCTGCGAGTAAGTGGTCGCGATTCGATGGAAGATAGACAACACGCCGTCGATTCGTTTCAGAATGACCCAGAAAGCCGAGTAATCGTACTTAATCTAAAGGCTGGTTCTGTCGGTCTTACGCTTACTGCAGCATCAGATGTTCTGTTTGTAGAGCAGGGCTGGACACCAGCAGAGCATGACCAGGCAGAAGATAGATGTCACAGAATTGGACAGGTGAACCATGTCCAAGCGTGGTACATGATTTGTGCAACAACTATTGATGAAGATGTTTACGAAATAGTTGAATCGAAAAGGTCAATCGTTGATGCTGTTACAGACGGAGAAGGAGAAGTTTCCCACTCTGTTCTTGCTGACCTAATGCGAAGAATCGCCACCCGCGCTGGAGTTAATTAATCTATACGCTAATCGTCGCCAAGAATGGGAATAAATCCATTGGAGGTAAGTCATGGGTCAGGTCGGAGACCAGTCAGTCAAGGGTGGCGTGTTGGGCGTTGCTATCTACTTCATGAGCAAGTACAACATGGACCCCGCTCTCATCGCGATGTTGACGCCGATGATTGCAGCGGTCATGGCAGTTGCTTCAAAGAAGATTGGCGACCCAGAAATCGCTTCTTTCTTTGGCAATGCCAAGCCTGTTGACGAGTCAGCGGCAGCCTGATTTAATATAGAACTCTAAGGAGTTTTAATGTCAGATTTTTGGAACGACGAGCCAACTGAGGCTGCTCAAGAAGATGTACTTGAAGAAGTGCAGGCTGAGCAGGTAGAAGAGGCTCCGAAAGTTGAGGAGGAGCCAAAGCCGGTCAAGGCTGAGGCAAAGCCTGCTGAACAGAGTTTTATTTTTAAGCGTGGAGACGCAGGTGTTCACGTTAGGAAAATGCAGGAATCTCTTGCAACATTGGGGTATGAGGTTCCACGGTCTGGGCGTTTTTGCGCCCGTACCGAGTCAGAACTTAAGAAGGCACAAAAGGCTCTTGGGCTGGAAGAGAATGGGCTACTTGATGGTCCAACCTGTTCCGCAATCTGCTCATAGACCCTTTCACACCCACCCACTATTGAACTATAAACTAGGATAGATTCGTAGAAACGAAGGAGTACATAAATGGCTGCGAATAAGTCAACAATCACGTTCGATGTTCAGGACTGCAAGGTCTATCCGCTTACGGCAGATACCGGCTCGTCACTGACATATGGTTCGGCAGTGGATGTTCCTGGTATCCAGGAAGTCACTGTTGAGGCAAACTTTGTCACCGCTGAAATCAAGGGTGACGGCGGTAAGGTTCTTGCTAAGAAGGGCAAGATTGACCGTCTCAACTTCTCAGGCACATACAGCGAACTCAACCTCGATGTGCTTTCCACATTGTTTGGTGGTTCGGTTACAACTGGCGGAACCGGCTCTTCTGAAACAGCAGAGTACGAGTTCACTGGTCAGAGCCTCCCCTACTTCAAGATTGAGTTCCTCATCAACGACATCGAGGCAGACCTTGCAGAAATTGCAATGGTTCTGGACAAGTGCCAAATCACTGGTGGAACAATCATGGGTGGTTCGACAGACAACTTCGGCAACCCATCATTCGATGCAGAAGCAATCCTCACCAACACCGATGAGGCCTTTGGTCGCGTGGAATTCCGCGAGTCAGCAACTGGCCTTTCAGCCTAATTAATTAAATACTCCTTCAGCAGGTGGCGACCCTTCGGGGTCGTCATTTGCTTTTATACGGGTGTATGGGTAACCTTTCCGCATGGACTACACACCAATCGTATTAAAAAATAAAGGCGTACCGATTGAACTTGCTGTTGCCGAGAAACAGGACGATGGTTCTTGGCGACGTCGCTTCAATGAAGAGGGTGACTTTGACAAGGAAACGGTTTACGTTCGTTTCACTCATAACACAATCGCAGACATTGAAGAAACATACGGTTCACTTGAAAAGTGGCAAGAACTCCAAGATACAAAGCAGTCAAGCACAATGCGTGAAACACTTGCTCTATGTCTACGCCGCGACAAAGAGCATGTAGGCGAAGCGATGATTGAAGGGAAGATGTTTGAATACACCAACGCAGTTGCAGTTGCTTGGTCTATTTGCAACGGAGTGGACCCTACAACGGCGAGTCGATTGCTAAGGCAAGCAAGCCAACTCGCCGAAGAACAGAGAAAGTCTCTAAACGCCGCAATGATGGAGTCGATGGGCGAGGAGAAAAAACCCTCCCGTGGAAAGACTGGCTCGTCATCTGGGCGCAAACAGGAAGACCCCTCATAGAGTTTTGGGAATCTAGCCCAGCGCAAGCGGCAATCGTTTTTGAAAGCGGTGGACATATGCGCAAAAAGGCTGGAAGCAAAGAAATAATGCAATTCGCCAAATCAATGGGCTTAAAGGTCGACTGATTTATAACTTGATTTATGAAGCAAGTTGTTGATTGCTTGCTGTAATAAATGAAATAATTGCAACATGGTGTCGGGTCCGATTAATCTACCTCCATTAAATCAACAGATTAATGTTGTAGTTAATTCGAACATACCTGTCAGAGGTCCATTCAGTCCGATTATTGGACAAGCAGGAGCGGCGACTTCCGCAGTAGGAAGTTTTACAAGAAGCATTAATCACGCTGGTATTTCATTTAGAACATACGCTGACAGCCTTCGTCAGTTTGGTTCATTGATGAAGTACACGGTTGTGATGCCAATTGCGCAGGTTGGCGCACAGGCTCTCAAACTTGCTGAAAACTTTGAGCAGTCAATGGCTCAAATCCGAGGCTTGGTTGGTCTTGGTGAAGTTCAAGTTGCACGATTGGGAGATGCCGTTCTCAAGATGGCTGGCGAAGTAGGTCGCGCCCCGCAAGAACTTGCCGACGCTCTTTACTTTATTACATCTGCCGGTATCAAGGACTCAGCAGATGCTCTAGCAGTTTTGGAAACATCCGCAAAGGCTTCTGCATCTGGCCTAGGTACAACGATAGACGTTGCAGACATGCTCACGAGCGTGATGAATGCATATTCTAAGGGAACCTACGAAGCATCTCAGGCAAACGATATTTTGGTTGCGGCTGTCCGTGAAGGTAAAGCAGAAGCATCAGATATGGGCCCAGCAATGGGCAAAGTTATTCCTGTTGCCGCTGCTTTTGGTGTCTCCTTTGAGGATGCATCTGCTGCCGTCGCTGCACTAACTAGGCAAGGCTCGCAAGCAGGAACTGCTGCTATCTATTTGCGTCAGGTTCTCAATACTCTGCTTGACCCGACAGAAAAAGCAAAAAGGCAACTTGAGCAATATGGTCTTTCTGCCCAAAGTATCAGACAAACAATTCAGGAAGATGGACTTCTTAATGGATTGATGCTGCTTAAGAATGCTTTTGGAAATAACGCTGAAGCAATCGCACAGGTCTTTGGAAACGTTCGAGCCATGCAGGCAGTGTTCGCCTTGCTCGGACCAAACTTGCAAGCAAACATTGCAATCTTTGATGAACTTAATAATTCTGCCGGAATGGGCGAAGAGGCATTTGCTGCAGTGGAAGAAACTCTTGGTCAAAAACTAAGAGAAGCAACCGCACAGTTCCAAGCAAGTCTTATCCAACTTGGCGACCAACTTGTCCCAATCGTTAAAATTATCGCAAACGTCGGTAAGAGTTTTGCTCAGTTCTTCGGATTCTTCGCTCGCAATAAAATTCTTGTTGTAACCGCAGCGTCTTTCGCTGCTGTCGCTGCTTCTGCTGGCATTTTTATTAGAACAATGGCCACAATGGCGCGATTGAAGTCAACTTCAACAATCGTTCTCCAGTCTCTGTCTCTCGGTCTGCGCGACACAATGACAGGAATGACTCAAAATATTGCAACGGGTCAAATGCTCTCTGCAACGCAAAGGCAGAGTGCAACATCAGCAATGGCACAGGCTGTTGCAACAAGAGCATCTACAGCAACTCAAATCAGTCACAGCAATTCGCTTGTAAAGAACATTTCTCTGCTCAGGGCTGAAGTTGCGGCACAAAGGGCTGCTGCTGCTTCGGCTGGAACACTAGCAACATCCACAAAGGGTGCTTCTGCTGCAATGTCTGGGTTCATGGCACTTGGTGGAAAGATGCTTCTTTCTTTTGCTGCACCGGTCGCCCTAATGGGTGCAATCACCTTAATCCCAATGATTTTTAGCAAATTAAACAGAGGTGTTAAAGAATCTGGAGACGAAGTAGGAAAAATCCTTAAAGGAATAAAAAGCGATATTGATGGAGGGTTGAGAGGCGGAACAATCACTCTAGGAGTCGATGTCAACTACAGGCCGTTGCGAGATGTA